ATAGTTAACTTTGAGATTTAGCAGCAGCGATACTCTTTCGGATTTTATCGGCAGCTTCAGCGACTGTTAAACCCTGTGATACTACGAAAGATTGCAGAGTGAATTCTGCGACTCCCAATTCAGCCGCATATTTACGAAGTTCCACTTTATCGAATTTTTTTGATTTACTAGTGGTTTTGATAGTCTTAACTGAAGTAGACTTAGGAGGTTGTGGTTTATAGCTAATATCAGCTATCTTCAATTCCGCGCGTTCCTCGGCTCGCAAACTATTAGCTAACTGGTTTAAATAAACTTGAATAGCTTTTTGTTGATTACCAGCTTCGATAATCTGCTCATTCAATTCAAACACTACTTGTTTATAGTGATTGAATCTCTCTAGCAATGTTGTAGCTAATGTGTAAGGTTTATTTTGGATTTCGGTATTGTCATCGATGGACTTTTTGATATCCATGATGGCGACAGTAGCGGCATTGAATAGGTCTGTCCGAACCTGAATGCTATTATCGATAGCTTTCGAGGTTTCAATTAACTTACTTTCAATCGGATTATGGCGCGTTGCCTCGATTCGCGAGGCTACATTTTCAGGCTTATCATTCTCAGTTTTTAATGCTAGTTCTTTAGACCAGCATTTGTCACACATCCATAGATTGCCATAATGAACAGAAATTTCGATTTCTGTTTTAGGGCAGACTTCACATTCGCCTATCTTTTTATTGGATTGATTATTAGTCATTAGAACTTCTCCAATTCAGAATAATTAATTAATTTAATTTTATAATTGTTTGAAATTTCATTGCAAACCTTATGAAAATGATTAATGAAATTAAATTTCTTTTCATCTTTTGAATTTAACCAGTATGGATTATCAATTATTGCTATAGATTGGATTTTAGCGAACTCAGAACGATATCCTTCTTTATATTTAAAGATTCTTCCGAAAAGAGAAATTAAGCCTATTATATAATAATAATTATAATTATTATAATTATTATAATTATAATTATTATAATAATAATTATAATTATTATAATTATAATTATTATAATAATAATTATAATAATTATAATTATAATTATTATAATTATTATTATAATAATTATTATATGAGTAGATTCCTTCTGAATTTTCTCTTAAGGGATTTCCTTTGGTTGAAGTAGACCAGATATAATCCCTATTTAATGATTTTAATTTCTTTTCTTCATCATTAAATGAGTTAATGATATACCATGAACGTAGACCAGTTAATGCCTGATTTTCATCAAGCTGGATTATATCAAGAATTTTACTAGAATCGCCAAATTGACACATTTTAATTTTCCTTTTATTAAAAAATTTTTTTTAGCTAGTTTTTCGAACAGTGCAGTATATTATGCTATTGTTAGTAGTTCTAATGATATACTGACCAGGTGGTATAATTTTACCATCCTTATGCATTTCAATCCAAGTTTTTTCGGAAATGATTTTCATGTTTTCCTTTAATATTCCGGAATTAGTTAATAATATTGTCCGATAGTCCGAGTCATTAATATTTTCGCATTTCTTGGAAAAAGAGTCAATCCACAAAATATAGTGCTAACTTACGGAATCGTCAGTCAGGACCACAATATATAGTGTGTCTCAAAAGTGAACACATACTGTCCTCAAAAGTGGACACTTTCATAACTACTTCATTTTATTTTATTATCGAAGTCATAACTACTTCACTATTTTCTGATATCGAATGTTATATTAGTATTGTGGAAATAATGATTAAAAGTATAATGGAATCTACGTCGTGCCTCTTTCTTCCCGAATACTTGCCACTTTCTTGCCACTTTCTTGCCACTTTCTTGCCTATCGGAATCGACCTAAGTCCTCTCGAATCAGTGATTTAGGAGAAACCCCCTCTCCCTCGCTATACCCATTAATACCCCTAATTGTCCCATTCAGGGGACACTTCCGTTATATATGATTAAAAAAAAAAAAAAAAATAAAAAAGAACCCTACCTGTAATGTCCCCTAAATGAGTCAATCAGGTCGGTCAAAGGGACCCCCCGAGAGAGAGAGGGTCTGAGCTAAGTCACTGAAATAGCAGGACTTAGGTCCAATTAGAGAGGCAAGTATGAGTGAAGAATGAGTGAAGAATGAATGAAGGAACAGGGAAGAATGAGTGAAGATGTAGATTCCAAAAGTATTATTGACGCTATGTTTTGTATTTTGTTTATATCCTAACTATGGGAATTAACGATATAAGTATGATAGATAGATGTGATTAATTAAATTATGGAAAGCGAAGGCCAGACGAAATTAATGGAATTAATTATATGATTGTAAATTATATAGTTATAGAGTATATGATTAGCAAAAATACTTTCGGTATCCGAAACATTTTTTTTAAGAAAAGAACTTCGCGGATGGAATGATATGATTAGCTATGAGAGAAAAATACCCCTGGGGATGGGGTATTGAGGTTATTTACCACGTCCGCCAAATTTCGCTAGTAACTCTGCATAACGTGCGTCAGTCATTACAGAATACTCCATGAAAGATGGGATAGGTTTGCAGTCCCTATCCCAAAAGTATTACTTCGCTGCGAACATTCCTTCGACCTGAGCACGCGCCGCAGCTTCCGGAATCCCGAGACGGATGTAATCGCGAATCATCCGTTCCTTGATTTCGTCCGGCGTCACTTCTGATGGACGATACGGAAGCAATGCAGCCTGATACGCATTGCTACGCGCGTTCGCCTTGAGAACATCGTTGACCATATCGGTCAGCTTCCACTTTTTCTCCTCCATTACGGAAGTGGCCTCCGCATCGTTCTCGACCTGCTTGTATTCGTATGGCTTTTCGATTTTCTCGCCATACTGCGCGTGACCTTCCGGAATTGCGAACGTGAACTTTGCTACGAGGTTCTTCATACTCTCTCCCTTGATTTGGGCGTTATTGCCCACCGAACGAAACCATTGTCTCACACTTTCCGAAGTCTGTCAACCTTTTTCTTGCCCTCCCTTGATTTTTTTTTCGTTTCTCCCCATCCGCGTTCACAATAGGTTAGACGGACGGTCAATACAAAAGGTTCCTGTCTTATAATAGGACTTCTGGAATACATCTATGTGCAACAATGTTCGTGCCAGTGCAACGCGAGGAAATAGTGTGCAACTAGTTCATAAAATTTCTTATAGTTGCACACAAAGGCACTACATACCCCTATACACATCTGCACGTAGGGTCCCATATGTGCACACTTTTGCGCGCCCATCACAATCATCTGACTGTTGATAAAATATATTTGTCTGTTAATAAAAAAGTGGGTCCCCTTTTTCATGTAATTGTTATTCTGATTTTTATAAAATATAAAGGGTCCCATATTTAGTAACATAGCTTCCGGAATATATATTTCAAAAATTTGACTTTCAGTCCTACATATGGTAGTATGACCTGTTGAGAAGCCGACTGAACTTTTGGCTTTCGGAATTGAGTTGATAGTTTAAAGGAGTAAAGAATGCCTGTTACACTCACTATCACCGCTAAGAGTGGACCCAATCTACAGAATACTGCTGCTGTATTTGTGGGGACTGGACTATTGTTACTTCCTGATAGAAAAATCTGCCAGCTATTCACAGGTGGAGATACAAATAGTCCGCCCGATAAAGAATTCGATTTGACTGGAACAACTGTTCTTACAGCAACGTTGGCTGGAACAACTGGGACTCTCGCTGTTACTATTTCGTAATATTTTTATTAGTGTTGAGAAATATAAATGGACCCAATTACTGCATTCGCTAACTTGATTACTGAAATCACCAAGTTGGTGAATACTATTATGGAAGGTCAAACTGCTGAACAGAAGAAGATTATTTGGGACTGGTATATCGCTGATAGAGAAAGACTAAGGAAACTCTTTCATATCGATTAATTAAAGTTTTTAGGGAGAGTAATAAGATGCCAGTTCCAGTAAATAAGAAACCAGTAGATAGAAAGACAGAATTGTTAGAACTAATGGCTAAAATAATCTCTGAAGCAGATGGAATTGAATCAAATATTGGTATGACTTCTCCCTATTGGGATTATCTTAGAGAGTATCGTTCTCTATTGAATCCATAGTCTATAGGAGAATATAAGATGCCAATGGGAATAGTATCTGATTCTGATTTTAATAAAGAGTTAGAAAAGAATCAGACTCCATCAACTGCTGTAATTAAAGATATTAATAAAGGCAGAGGGAATGGTAATGTTGAAGTCCCTAATGCATTACGTAAAGTCATTGGAGAAACTAGTGAGATTGATGGTCGTCAGGCGGCTATCGATTTAGCTAGTTCATTCGGTATTTCTCCTTCCTCAGTATCTGCATACTCAAATGGTGCAACAAGCACAGCGAGTTATGCAGACCAACCTAATAAATCTCATCTCGAAGAAGCGAAAGAACGTATCAGTAAAAAGGCTCGCAATAAACTATTGCTAGCTATGAATCATATTACTAAAGAGAAATTAGTTGACGCGCCTGCGCGAATCTTGGCGGGAATCGCGAAGGATATGTCTGCTGTTGTAAAGAATATGGAACCTGATACGCCTAAATCAACTGTGGAGAATAATAATGGACCACAGTTTGTTATCTATGCTCCTCAGTATCGTAAAGAGGAACATTTTGAAGTTGTTCAAGCGAAAGAATAGTAATGCCAACATTTAAAGTAGCAGTAGGATTTCCATTTCTATTAAGCCAAAACGTAGTAGCGGCACTTCCTACTGATGGACTATATCGATTGACTTGTGATGATGCTACTGCTACATTTCAGGTTAGTAATGATTCCACATTCGCAGTGAATACGACTGCTACATTAAGTGGAAGTGGATTCGATAATGCATTTGCATTCATTCGAGTCACTAATAAAGATGCAACAATTTGTTGCAAGAAGTGGCAAGCATAATGACTTTAGGTGATAAATGCGGAGATTAGAATTCGGCGTTCAATTCACCATGCCTCAGAATGAAATCTTCGCCCTTCCTACTGATGCTGTATCTGAAATAAGTCAATCATCATTTGGTGCAAATACATTCGATACTTCTAATGATCCTGCTATGGGAACATTCATTCAAACTGGTGGTAGTGAATTTGTAGTTGGACGTGCGTTCATTCGATGTAATGCGGGAAACGTTTTAATTAATATTGTTAGAGCTGGTTAGTCTAATGATTAAATTAACTAAAGTAATCAGTGGCTATATGCCACCAGAATCAGGACCATTTGAATGTGAATATTGTCACTACTTTGATGGTAAAAGAAGTTGTGAATTAGTAGAAGGTGATATTGAACCAGATGGATGTTGTAATCTTTTCACTGAACAGGGTAAGGCTGGTAAGCCACAAGAAGAATTAGATGATGAAAAGATTGAACTAGATACAGACGATGAGTCATAGAGATTGGTAGATACAGATTTTACAAAATGGTTAATAACATTAGGCGTAGGCGGAATATTAGCCGGCTTTATGTTTGTATTTTATAGAAAAGATGTTAAGCAATTCACTGAACTTTGGAAATCAGTTGCTGACCAATTGATTAATGTGATAAAAGAAAATACAGCATCTAATATTAAACTCATTACATTAATTGAAGCACAAGAGCGTAATGCAATACGTAAACAAGATATCGAATCATTAATTGATTTACATTTAAAAAATAGATAATATAGAATAATGGCATTCGATAAAGGTATTTGGAAACCAAATCGAAAACAAGAACCATTCTTATCACTACCTCTTTCTATTTTTGAAGGATTTTATGGTGGAGGAAATGCTTCAGGAAAGAGTGATGTTTTATTAGTATATGGTATTGTTCATAGATGGCATGAGAATCCCCGATTTAAACAAGTATTTATGCGTCGAACATTTCCTGAATTAAGGAATGAGATAGTTCCTCGCAGTCGAGAAATTTATCCAAAGTTTGGAGCTACATTTAATAAGACAGATATGATATGGACATTTCCTCGTAATGACCAATACGGTGGAACAGGAATGTCTAATCAGGGTGCAATGATATTTCTTGCGCATTGCGAGGAGGAAAATGATGTTCATAAATATGATTCAATGGAAATTAATCTCTTTACTCCAGACGAACTTACAACTTTTACTGAGTATATTTATCTCTATATTGGTTTCACTCGTGTTAGAACTTCTGACCCTAATCTACCAGCAATCATTCGCGCGGCCGGAATGCCCGGTGGTATTGGACATACATTTGTTAAGAAGCGATTTGTAGCACCTTGTCCTGAAGGCGGAAAGATTATACTTGGAAAAGGTAACGTTAAAAGAATTTATATTCATGCTACGGTTGCTGATAATCAATATGCTGACCCTGAGTATACTACGCGCCTCGATGGTATTCCAAATGAAGCTGAAAGAAAGGCGCGTAAGTATGGTGATTGGGATGCATATCAAGGACAGGTATTCGACGAGTTCCGTGATAGAAGCTATCCTGATGAGCCAGCCAACGCATTACACGTAGTTCATCCTTTTGATATTCCTGAATGGTGGCCTAAGTTTATTATTGGTGATTGGGGCTTTGCTGCGATGACATACATAGGTTTCTATGCTGTGTCACCAGCAAAAAGATTATATCTATATAGAGAACTCTATTGGCTTAAAACTAAGATTGAAGAATGGGCACCAACTGTTAAAGACTATATGGATAAGGAACAACCTAAAGTAATTAAATTTTGTCGTTCAGCCGCGCAGGATAGAGGACAGGAACATACAATTCAGCAACAGATAGAGACTGCACTTGGTAGACCTATCGAATTGTCAGTCAACTCCCCTGGTAGTCGTATTTCCGGTAAAATGCTTATTCACGAATACTTACGTTGGAAACAACGTCCTATCATTCCCCACGCGGACCTACCAACCTATTCCGAAGAATACGCGATGTGGTTACTTCGGAACAGAGGACTTGAAGTATACAAAGATTACTTACGGCTATTCGACCCGCCGGAAGAAGAATCAAACATACCGAAACTACAAATCTTCTGTTGTGAATATAACTCGGAAGCACACGAGGGGCATCCGAATTGTTGTCCTATCATGATTGATACTATTAAAGCATGTTCTTATGATAAGAAAACTAAGGATGGTAAGCCTGCAGAAGATGTAGCGGAATTTGAAGGTGATGATCCTTACGATGATTTGCGCTATGCAGTAGATAGTGCTGAGAGATATTTTGATACCGCTGGTCAGGAATTTGAGAAAGTTCAGAAACAGGAATCCATTACTCGCGCGTTAAATAATAATCAGGACTGGACTGCATATTATAGACAGATGCGCGGAATCGAATCATCTACTCAAGTTAATAAACCAGTAAAAAGATTTCACAGAGGAATGAGATAATGTTTTTACTAGATTGGTATAAACAGTGGATGGATATTAGGACTGAACTGAGACTTCGCGAATCTGAGTTGAATCCTAAAATCTGTGAATCTTGTGAAACTCTTAAACATCAATTAGAGATTTCAAATCATGAGAAGAAACAATTACTTGATAGATTACTAGAGAAACCTGAACCAGTTAAAGAAGTAGTTAGAAATGAAACTCCTATGATGTTGCCGCGTAACATTCCTTGGAATGTGCGTAGGCAAATGTTAGAAGCTGAAGATAGAGAGAAAGCTCGCGTATTAAAGAATGCTCCTAAACCTGATTCAGCAATAGATAAAGTTGAAACAGAAGAACTTGAGAAAGCATTAGACCTTGCCGCAGAACAACGGGACAAACAAAGTTCTTGACGATTCAATGCAACGCGCATTGAAGAAAGTCATGGCTGAGAATCCGGGCACTAAACAAGTATCTGTTACTCCGTCTAATTCTGCGCCTTTAACTAATTTAATGATGCCTAAAGGGGCAATGGCGGTTACTAATCCATTCACTGGAAATATTACTTATAATCCTGAAGCTATGCAAGGTCAGTCTCCATTCGATATGGAACAGACTATGACGCATGAATTAACACATACTAGACAGACTCAGGACCAACCTTGGTGGAAAACAGCTGCATCATTATTTTCATTTGATGATAAAGTTCCACAGGGTATTCCTAAGGGTAGTATGTTAGATGACCCTTATCATTGGCGCACTCGCGAAATGGAAGCATTTCAAAGTGAGCGTGATAGGGCTGCGCGAATGAAAACGCCATTTTATATGGATCCAGAAACGGGTGCGAGCGATATACAATTACCTTCTGAAGCTAAACATAAAACAATAGATACTGCTCCATCTTTCATGAGGAAATAAAATGGCAATGGATACTGGACCATCATGGATTCAAAACGCGAGGAATAAAATGAAAGCTAAAGGCACTATCGGTGCTTTTGGTAAAGCTACTGGTAAAAAGATTGCCGCTGGTAAGAAGAAGGGAGGACTAATGAAAAAACGCGCAGTATTCGCGCAGAATATGAAGAATATCGCTAGCGGAGAATAATATGCCTTGGAACCAAGTAATGAAAAAGTTTGGAAAAGGCGCATTACATTCTGGTTCCAAAACTGGTAAAGTAGTTAATAATCGACAACAGGCGATAGCAATAATGATGAGTGAAAAGAAAAAAGCCGGTGAAGGTAAACAGGAATATCAACCTGTTGATACTGGTCCTTCTAGTAAATTGAAAAAGAAGCGAGGATTGTAATGGATATTGGACCTTCACAGGGATTCATGGGTAGACTAGGAAGTAATATTAAGAAGAATGCTCCTATGGCTATGAATGCATTAGGACAACAGTATGGTGGCGGTATGAGTGGTGCTGCTAAAGTTACTAGTGGATTAATGCAAGGTAGAATGAATAGACAGAGACAGGGACCAGGAATGGGAGTTAATCCATCAGGAGGAATGCCTAATAGTCCTTTTGGTAAAGTTAATTTCGGTTCTGTCCCTCAACAGAATGGTCAACCACCAACTCCAGGTATGGGGATGTCTCCAACTATACCTAGTAATGGTATGCCTCCTTCTTTACCAAACAATGGAATGGGAATGGGAGGTTCATTAATTAATCCTAGTACATTCATTAATCCTAATATGGGTGGACAACTTTGGAGTAATTATAATAACCAAACAATGCCCGATATGAATCAACAGGCGCCTGGATTTAACAAGCAAATTTTCTACTAATGCTTAAGAATAAACTTATTCCTGACGAAGATATTCAAAAACTTCTGAAGGAAGTTGTAGACCATTTCGATAAAGAAGATAGTGCTGTGCGCGAACGCCAAATTCGCACATGGCGTAGACTTAAACTATTTTGGGAAGGATTTCAGAAGGCTTGGTATTCTGAAACTGCTCATGATTGGCGTATTTGGAATGAAGATACAGAAGATACCAATACAGACCAATCTTATTATGATAAACCAATCAACGTATTTCGTGCTTATCTTGAGAGCATTATCGCTGCTCTCAGTATTACTGTTCCTCCTATTAAATGTTTTCCTGACGATGCGGATGATTCTTTGGACTTATCTACAGCCAAAACTGGAGATAAGATTGCCCAATTGGTTTATCGCCATAATGATGTTCCTCTTTTGTGGTTGCATTCTCTCTTTATTTATTGCACAGAAGGTATGGTAGCTTGCCATAATTATCCTAAAGAGAGTGAAGATTATGGAACTTATGAAAAGAAAGAACATGAAAATGTAGATGAAATGCATCAGTATACTAAATGTCCAGAATGTGGACATACTATGGATGACCAAATGATGACTCCTGAAATGCTTGCTGCTCAAAAGAAACTAGATTTAGAGAAAGATAAATACAATCCTGATAATGACGATGTAGAGATTCAAGATATAGTTCAGAATGATGATTCTGATTTATGTCCTGCATGTCTACAGATGGTAACGCCCGAACTTTCTCAGGAGACTCTAACTATAACACGGTTAATAGGTATTACTCAAGAACCAAAAACGCGTATTTGTCTCGATGCATATGGTGGCCTATATGTTAAAGTCGCTAATTATGCTAAGAAACAATGTGATACTCCATATCTTATTTGGTCGTATGAAACTCATTATGCAGTCGCAAAGGAAAGATTTGAAAATCTTCGCAATAAAAAACTAAATGAAGATATCACTGGACCTACTGGGATTAAAGACCCTTATGAAGTTTGGGGTAGACTTAATCCACAGTATCAGGGTGAATATCCAGTTAATAATGTTTCAATTCGCAATGCATGGTTACGTCCTGCTGCATTCCATGTATTACAACGCGAGGAAGATGTAGCAACACTTAAAAAGAAATATCCAAACGGTTGTCGTGTCGTTTTTGTTAATGATAACTTCGCGGAAGCCGAGAACAAGAGTCTTGATGATGCTTGGACTCTTACTTATAATCCTCTCTCTGATTATATTACCTTTGACCCTCTAGGACTTCTACTAGTTAGCATTCAGGAAATTACTAACGACTTAGTAAGTTTGACCCTTCAAACTATTGAACATGGGATTGGTCAGACGTTTGCTGACCCTGGAGTCCTTAATTTTAATGCATATCGCCAAATGGAATCTGTTCCTGGTGGTATGTATGAAGCTACCCCTAAAACGGGGAAGTCAATAGGAGATGCATTTTATGAAGTAAAAACTGCCACATTAAGTGCTGAGGTAATGCCTTTTGCAGCTAACATTCAATCAATGGGACAGTTAGTTTCAGGGGCATTACCCAGTCTATTTGGTGGTGCTATTCAAGGTTCTGAAACTGCATCTCAATATTCTATGAGTCGCGCGCAAGCATTACAGCGTCTCCAGAATACATGGAAGATGTTTACTATTTGGTGGAAGCAGATTTTTGGTAAAGCAATTCCAATGTATATTGAGGAAACTAGACATCAGGGCGATGAACGTGATGTTCAGCGTCTAAAGGATGGAAGTTTTATTAATGTATTTATTCGTAAGGCAGAACTTGAAGGAAAGATTGGTCGTATTGAATTAGAAGCTAATGAAAATCTTCCAATCACTTGGGCACAACAAAAAGATATCCTGATGCAACTTTTGCAGGCAGGTAATCCTGAAATCCTCGCGATGCTTGGTGCGCCTGAGAATCTTCCAATACTACGTGAACATATTGGTCTTACAGACTTCTTTGTTCCAGGTGAAGATAACGTAGAGAAAACTTATAATGATATTAAATTACTTTTGAATTCTACACCTATTCCAACGGGTGACCCAATGAATCCTGAATCTGCTTCAATTAATATTGACCCTGTTTATGACAATCCTGGTATTGCATTTGAGATTGTTAGGAAATGGGTTATCAGTGAAGCAGGTAGAGATGCTAAAACTAATAATCAAGATGGTTATCGTAATGTTCTAATGTATGGTAATGAATGTCATCAAATTTTACAAATGCAAGGAATGCAACAAGCTCAGGCTGAAGCGCAAGGTGCTGCGCCAGCTAAGAAGCCAGATACAACTAAAACCAAAGAAGCACCCATAACCGGAGAAGAAAATGTTAAAGAATCATCTACTGCTGTTCACTAGTCCTGAGGGAGATGGAACAGGTGGTGGTAAGGCTACTACAGTTACAACTCTGCCTAATAATAAAGAGGATGTGATTGAGTTTCTCGCTGATGATGATGAGCCAGAAACAATCTCTATTGAAGATAAAAAATCCAAGGATGATAAGAAGGACGATAAGAAGGATGATAAAACTACTATTAAAGGAAAGGAATTAGATGATGAAGAAGAATCAGAAGATGAGGAATTAGAAGAAGTAGATGAACTAAAAGAACTAGAAGAAGAACTTGAAGAACCTAGTGAAGAACAGTTAGAACTTGTTACACCTGTTCGACGTAGAGAAATTCTTAAAAAGTTTCCTACGCTCTTTAAAGAATTTCCGTATCTCGAAAAGGCTTATTATCGTGAACAACAGTTCACTGAACTACTTCCAACTATTGAAGATGCTAAGGTTGCAGTAGAAAAATCTGAAACCTTAGATAGATTTGAAAATGATGTAATGAGTGGAAATACTGAAACTATTCTTAAAGCTGTTAAAGACACTGACCCCAATTCATTCTATAAGATTGTAGATGATTATCTTCCTACACTTGCGCGAGTCGATGAACAGGCATATTTCCATGTGCTTGGAAATGTTACTAAACATACTATTTATTCAATGGTTCAAGAAGCCAACCGAACTAATAATGATAAATTAAAGGAAGCGGCACATTTAGTTCAACAGTTTGTTTTTGGAACTTCAGATTGGAAACCTCCTACAAATCTTGCTAAGGATACCAAGCCTGAAGATAAAACGCGCGAAAATCAACTTACTGAAAGAGAGCAAGGTTTTATTCGTCAACAATTTGAAACTACACGAGGAGATTTAAATAATCGTGTAAATAATGCTCTTAAGAATACTATTGACCAGCATCTTGACCCCAAACAGTCAATGACTGATTATGTGCGGAAAAATGCTGCTCGTGATGCAATTGATACTCTTGAATCTCTAATTAACAAGGATACTCGATTCAAAACATTAGTTGATAAACTTTGGGAGAAAGCTTTTGAAGAAGGTTTCACTAGAGAATCAACTGATAGAATTAGGTCAGCCTATGTTAGTAAAGCTAAAACACTGTTGCCTTCAGTCATTAAAAAGGCCCGAAATGAAGCTTTGCGAGGCATGGGTAAGCGTGTAAAGGATGATGACTCTGATACTATTGAAACTAGTAAGAAGGGTCCAGCACAAGTAGGAAAGCCACGTTCCCAATCGGTAGGTGGCAAGGTTAATAAAGCGAGCGAAATTCCAGCAGGTATGAGCACATTAGATTTCCTTAACTCTGATTAGGGTTCTTGAAAGGTAGAGTATGGCTGTAACAGCAAATCGAACTATTACCATCACCTATTCTGGTGATATTAATGGTAATAATACTTTACCTGCGGCTGCTAATGCTGTATCACCTGGTTCAGTGACGGTTCATACACTGAATGCTGGTGATAATACCATTACAGTCCCAACGGGTGGAACCACCGTCAAAGGAGCTACTATTGTGCCACCTAGCGGAAACGCTCAGGCAATCACACTCAAAGGTGTAGGTGGTGATACTGGAATTTCAATTAGTAAATTAGACCCTACTAGTATTGCTTTTGAAACTGCGCCCGCGAACTTTGTCCTAAATGCTGGAGGAATTATTAATATCCTCCGCATACTCTGGACTTAGGAGTTATTAGAAAATGGCTGTTGTAGAATCTCAGGTAGCTGCGCTTGAACTTGAGCGAGTTATCCCGAAGATTCGCGTATTGTTTGAAAGAGATGATAAGTTCTACGCCAACATTAAGAAGCGTGACGTAGAAAAAATCTCTAACAGGCAGATGCGTATTCCTCTGGAACTACGTCCTGGTGGAAGCTTTCAGTATTTTAATGCTGATGGTGGAGACTTGGGACGTGGTGGCGGTCCTACTTTCGACAAGGCAGTTCTCACATCTGTTTTCGTTAGTGAGAACATTGAGTATACCAAGCTTACACAGTGGTCTACCGATGATGAACGTAAGGCTGTAACGAACGGTGTTCGCAGACTTACTGCTACTGCACTTGATGAACTACGTAGGCAGCTAGACTCGCAAATGATGCAGGATGGTTCCGGAACAATCGGAGTCATTTCTGTCGTCTCTACTGCTGGTGGTGTTGATACCTATACGCTCGGAACTGATGGTTTTGGGGCTAGATTAGTAAGATTCGGCCAGACTATTCAGGTATTCGATACTACTCTCGCTACACTTCGCGGTTCGGGTGTTATCACTAAGTGGGACGTTGAGAACAAACAGATTGACGTAACTCCTGCTATCGCTGGAGCTATCGCAACTGATAAACTTGTTGTCAATGGCATTTCCTCACCTACTTCCCTTCCTGCATTGTATGGTATTCCCTACCATCACAGTAATGCATCTGCGGGAACATGGCTTGGATTCTCACGTAGTGCAACTCCTGAAATCCGTGCAAATCGTGTTAATGCTGCTTCTGCTTCACTAGCACTTCCATTTCCACGTCTGGCAATTAACAAGATTGGAAATAGGACTGGCATTGACAATAACTTTAATCCTCGCGCATGGATGCATCCAGCACAGGTGCAGGCATATGAGGAAATTGGTCAGCTTGTAATCCTTATTCAGAAACAGGCTAAGGATGAAGCTCTTAATATGTATTTTGGCAATGGTAAGGGCCAAGGTATGCAGATGGCGGGTGCTAATGTAACAGCATCCTTCAACTGGGATAAAACTAGAATTGACTTTGTCGTTGACGAAGTGTGGGGACGCGGTGAAATCCTTCCCATTGGTTTCTATACAACTGATGGACGAAAGATTTTTGAAATCCGCGGACCTTCTGGTGGTGTCACTACAGCCGATATCTTTTATATGGTGTGTGGTATGCAGACTTTCGTGAGCAATCCTGCTGCCTGCGCCTTTATTGATACACTGGCTGTTCCTACTGGATATTAAGATGCCTGCTTCACAAGACCTTAATTTCCAGAATCTGTCAACGGTGCAGAATGCTACGCAGCCGCAACCTCCTACAATTGCGTCTGCTGCAACTATTGCACCTATTACATTTGTAACAATCGTCAGTGGTGCTGCTGCCATTGTCAACGTTACACCTCCTATTAACGGTGCACATATGTTGGTGCTGATTCCAACTGGTGCATTTACAATGACTGCTGCAGGAAATCTTCTGACCGTTATGGCCGCTGCCACAGTTGGTCAGCCTGTAATTCTGATTTTCAATCCCATTACGGGAAAATACGCCAATGGTAAACTGAGTTCAGCATAGTTTTAAAGAGGGGGACGCGCATCCTATAAACGCGTTAATTATAATGGATTTTTCTGAGTTACCACAAGAAATCAAAGAAGTTAATGAGCTATTAATTCGTCATTTTGGGATTGATACTATTACTGGTTCTCCTATTTGGCGAGTATCATGGTCTAGTGACCAATATGAAAAGAGATTATCAGAATTTACTCCAGAAGGACTTCAACTATTACATTCTGAAGTGCAATTACTTCCTAAATATCAATGGGTTAAAAATCGTTGGATTCTTGAAAGACTTGTCTTAATTCCCGATGTTCATTTAGGTGAGTTACCATCACAAAAGCAATCATACGAATGTATGCAATATTTTGAAAATGCTTATACAGGCGATGCAATTAAACCTTCATTTGTCGCTTGTAAATTTATTGTAGATACTGTTTACGCTGCAATGGGTAAAAAATCAATGCGTAAATATGTAGATGAAGAAGCTAAAAATCCTATTGAAAGTAGAGAGAAAAGAATTAATGAATTGACTGAAGAACTATTTGGTTCTGAGAGTAATTTACTAGGTAGAACTATAACGGGTGAAGCTGTTGCTTATACTGGCGAGCCAAAGATAGAGCCAGTCAAGGAGAGTTAAAATGTCTGTTGTAGGTGGATTTCCAGGTATTGGTTGGAAGCGTAGGACTATTCGCGGTCCTATTAATCCATTGGATAAATCGACAGTAATTTCGATTTGTCCTAAAATTCTGTTTGATAGAAAACCCACACTTCAACCAGGAGAATTCTTTGTTGAAGCTGGTACGTTTGAAAAACCTTCAATCCTAATAGTGGGTCCATCCTCATGGTGGAGAGATATTGATGAGGACCAGCCACTACTTGAAATTCCTGTAAGTTCTATTCAGATTGCTGATTCTATTGTGCGCGATTATATCAATGGAATCCTCGCGTGTAATATGGCGGATTCAATGCCTGGATGGTTTTATGTTCCAGGTGCTAAAGTTGATAAGGATGGAAATCCTGACAATAAAGCCACTCTTGAGTGGATTAAAGTTGAATATAAATCTGAACTAGCTAAAGCAGATACTAGACAGAAGAACTGGTATAATACTCTTATTAAAATGGCTGATTCTCTTTGGGCTAGGTCTAATGGTAATCCCCTCGCGATTAGTGATGATATGCGACTAGCCGCGAGGGAAATGAATCTTTCACAGACTAAAGACTGGATGAAAGATTTCCAGATGGTTGATATGGTTCGTTGTAAGGCATGTGGTTCTCTCAAGAATCCACTCTATCCAATTTGTGCATCTTGTCATTTTCCAGACCCTGACCATCCAATGACTTCAAGGTTGTTGGAAACAAAGGCTAAGGCAAGTTAATGTCAGCAGTAGACCTCGTAGCATCAACAGTAATGGATGGTTCGGCTTCATTGCTGAACGACACTGCTAAGAGTATCTACACTTACGCGGCTCAACTTCCATATCTTCGTATTGCTATGCAAGAGTTACAGGAATGGTTTGAACTTAATAACATTCCTGTAACTCAACTCACTTCTGCTGTTATTACAATTAATGCTGGTGTAACAGCTATTACGTATAATGCAGCAGGAACTCCTGCTAATCCTAAACTACCTGATGATATGGTAGAACCTGCGCAACTTTGGGAACGTGCTACTGGAATCAATCCATACATTCCTATGACGCGCAGAGATTACATTCCACATAATCTGGAAGGTATTCAAACAAATCAGTTCACTTATTTTGTTTGGGAAAATCAAACAATTAAGTTTTTACCAGCCGTTCAAGTTAATGATATTAAAATTGATTATGTTCGCCAACTTTTTATTACTGTTGTTGACCAGAACACTCAAATTAATGTCATTAATGCTACTACATTCCTTGAATATCGAACTGCCGCTCTTTGTGCAGAATTCATTGAAAGAAATACGACTAGTGCTCAGGGATTAAATGGTTATGCGGTAATGGGACTTGACCGTGTAACTGGTATTAGTTCAAAGAGTAAACAAACTATCTTCACACGCCGTAGACCATTTAGGTCAAGTTATAAGCGTAGGGGATGGGTAACATAATGGATATTGATGCAATAAAGGCTGAAACAGTAAAAATTAGACAATCTTGTGATATTATAGATAATCTCCTTGTTCCTACTGATATTATCCATGTAGGATTAGGAGATAACCTCGCGTCTATTATTGAACAGGCGCCACCTAGTTCTGTCATTTCAATTGTTCCAGCTTATCAAACGGATGCTGATTTAATCCTTGAAAAACCTGTAACTTTGATATCAGATAATCCTATTCCTAATCGCGCATCTCCTTTGAATGAATATCCAACTATTAATGGAATTTTAACGAATAATGCTATTGCTAATATTATTAATCTTAAGATAAAAGGCAAAATTAAAGAGAGTACTTTAATAGATTCTGGCGATAATCTCCATTTAGAATCATGTATTATCATGGGTTCCACAGCTGGACAACATCGTGGAATTCTTGCTAATGCAAGTAATTTAACTTTTATTAAATGCTATATCGCTGGAATTATTGATTCCATTGATACTCAAGCCATTGCAGCATGGGATGGTTGTAAAAATTTATTAGTTGATGATTGCTATTTAGAAGCATCTGGAGAAAATATTCTTTTTGGTGGAGCTGACGCTATTAATGAGGGTATGCTTCCACAAGATATAGTAATTAGTAATTGTGATATTGTTAAACTACTTGAATGGAAAACTACTCCTTCAATTACAGTTAAGAACCTATTTGAAGTTAAAGCAGGTAAAAGAATTAAAGTTTCTAATACAAGGATGAAGAATTCTTGGACTAGTGGTCAGGATGGATTTGGAATTCTTCTGACTGTTAGAAATCAAGATGGTTCTGCACCTTTTTCAACGATAGAAGATATTACGATTGAAAATTGTAACCTAGATAATTTGGGTGCTGGCATTCAAATTCTAGGACAAGATTATTCTCATCCTTCTGGAATTTTAAAGAATGTAACTATTAAAGGAACTAAATTTACGAATATCAATGGTGCTAATGGTTCTGGGCGACAAGTTTTTATTTCGCGAGGGTCACAGAATCTTTCAATTGATACTTGTGAATTCTATGGAGATAAATTAAATTCTGCATTTAACTTTGATGACCCTACAATTTTGAATAAGAATCTGAGTGTTACCGGAAGTCTCTTTCAAGAAGGAGACTTTGGTATTTTTGGAACTGGAGCACCAGCATTAGGTGAACCTGCATTAGCTATGTATGCTCCACACTATAATTGGAAGGATATCACTATTAAAAAAGGAGATTCTGGACGAACAATTGTTTATCCAGTTGGAACAACAGTAGTGACCTAGTTCGCAATTAAGCGAATTGGTGGATGGAGGATAGGTCATGATTCCTGGACCGATAGGACGTTTAGGCGAAGAAATTCAGGTTACAGCTGCCACTATCAATGCCCCACGTAGAGATTGTATAGTTCTCACAGGAACTACTCAGATTGATACCATTCCTCCGCCTTTTGGTGGACGTGTATGGAATATCAGGATTACACTTATTCCTATTAGTGGTGCTGTTACCCTTAGTGCAGCAGGTAATATTCTTGTAGGTATTGTTATGGCACAGAATAGGTCTGTGGATATGACATGGTCAATTTCACAGCAGAAGTGGTTCATTGAATCTGGTGTGTAATGAGAGATCACCAACCCGTAGTTATTGACAAATTTAATGGTTTATGGTCGCGTGGTGATAGTGAAAACACGCCTATGGACCATTTTTCTGATGCTAATAATCTACGGTATTTCGGTGATAATTCTTTCGGTTCTCGCTTTGGAATTGGGAGAAGTCAAACGGTGACTTCTCCCCTTTCTAACATTTTGAGAATCTACAATTATCCTACTTCAGATAAACAAACTATTCTTGTTCTTACTACGGGTGGATTGATTTATCATGTAGTCGATTCAGTTACTGTTTTTGGACCTATATTAACTATTCCTACAATGACTGATTTTGGATTCGTTCCATATGCTGGACGTGCATATATTACTCCATTTACTACAGAAGTTGTAGGTGGATTAAATCGTGAACGTGGACTTCAAAATCAATTCGTCTATGTATACAAAGGTGATGGCACACCTGCGCGTCCTACTGGTGGGAATTCGCCTACTGTTAATATTACTGTCGCTAATGGAATTGCTGGTTTTACTGATGCTGGGGTGCATATTTTTGGGTATGTATATGAGACTGACACTGGATATCTCACTCCTCCTGCTGGATTAGTTGCATTTACTACTGATGGAACTCATGCTCTTGATTTTAGTAACGTAGCTAATTCTCCTGATACATTTGTTGTAAAGAAACATATTGTAGCGAGTGTAACTATTACTGCTTATAATGGTGATGTGAATGGATACGATTTATTTTTCATTCCTAATGCAGTTATTCCAAACAATACTACTACCACTCTCAGCGCGATATCGTTCTTTGATGCTGATTTACTTGATGATGCCTCGCATTTAATTGATAACTTTACACATATTCCTGCTGGTGTAGGACTTTGTCTTTATCATAATCGTTTAGTATCTTGGGCAGAATACGACAATGTATCTGTGGCTCGCGTATCTGCTATTGGTGAGCCTGAAGCTGTTAGTCAGATTGATGGATTACTTCTCGTCCCACCTGATGGTAATCCTCTTACTAATGCTGCTGAATTACGTGATATTCTATATATTACAAAGAGGAATAAAACCGTCTCCTATGTGGATAATGGTGATACTCCTGCTACTTGGCCGCTCTCTACTATTGATAACGCTATGGGTTGCGGCGTTCACGGTATTGCTACTGTCAATGATGCTGGTTCATCGAATATTGATTATCTTTTGGTAGCTACTTATAAAGGTATAGTAATGTTTAATGGTAGATATATTCTACCCGAACTTAGTTGGAAAATTCAATCATTCTGGACCGCGCAGGATTTTAAAAATAAGAATAGAATTATTCAGATGGTTAATGATGCAGTAGGGCAGGTTCTCTATTGTGTTACTACTGATAGAAATATTTTATATGCAAATTATATAAATGGTTTTGACCCCAAAGCTATTAGATGGTCTCCTTGGACTTTTCAGACTAAGGTAAATTCGCTGTGCTTAATTAACGTAAACGAACTTATTTTAGGCTGTGACCAAGTATGAGTCTAGTTGTTCCTGATACAATAGAAGTTGAAGTCTTAACTACTCTACTTACGCCTGCTCTAACATTGCGTTTATATAGTAATAATGCTACTCCTGACCATAGTTCTTCAGCTGCAACATTCACTGAAGTATCTGGTGGGGGATATGCTAATAAACCATTAACTTTCGCGAATTGGGGAATTGTTGCTGGAGACCCTTCTATTGCGACATATAATGCCAATCAAATATATACATTTACTGGACCTACTGATGCTCCAGGAAGTATTTATGGTTATTATGTGACTAGAAATAGTGACGGACATTTAATGTGGGCTGAAAGATTTCCTGTTGCAAATGTTCCATTTATTCCAATTGCAGGTAGTCAGATTTTAATTCTACCTAAATTCTCAGCACAGAGTCTATTCTAATGGCTATTCAGTATTACATGAACTACGTTATTTATTTTTCTAATGATGCAGAGTATCAACAGGCTCTAGCTCAATCTAATGGAACTGGATTACTATTAATGACTCCTCGCGCTGCTGCAACACAATTTGGAATTCCATTTCCATATCCTACTGGACCTATTGTAGGTATTCCAAAGGGAGTTATATTCATTCCTCCTTTTATTCCTGGAACTCATTTCTTTTTTCCAAATGATTCCGGAGTAACTATTGATGATACTGTTTTGAATATTACTATTTCTGCTCAAACTGGTAATCCTGCTACTATTTGGCCTGTAAATCATTCTAATGATGGTATATTTACATGGTCAGGTAATATCATTTTAAATCATGGCGCAGGTGCTTCATTAGCTCCACCTGTTACTAATATTCCCCAAAGACGTTGGATTATGGGTAGGGAACTTTCTAATGGATTAGAACCTACCATTGCTACTTCTCCTACTCCTGCTTCATTCTGTAGAGATTGTTCTCGAACTATTGATGGAATAGGTTATATGATTCGCGCAGGTATAAATACTGCTAACTTTGCTCAATTAACTAATATGTTTCGTTCTCCTACTAATCCCCGCACTTCATGGGAACGATTTTATTTTAGACTTCGTAGATTGCCTACTCTTGGTAATTTTGGAGTATGGCGAACTATGGGAACTGGTGGAACTGCTATAGGAATTGGAATATATGTAACTCCAAGTGGACAACTTCGTGCTTGTGATAGTTTGGGAGTTGATAAAGGATTACTTTTACAAGCTACGTCAGGTGGACCTAATCCACAGTTTGAATTTAATAAATGGTTCAGATTAGATGCTTTTTTAAGATATAATGATTCTCCAATTTCTAGTTTTGGGCGTATATTTTTAAATGGTGTAGATTTTGGATTCTTTACATCTATTGGTGGTTTTTCTACTACTCATGGTCAAAGTATTATGGGTAGATGGTTAGATCCTGGAACTGATAATACTTTTGAAATGGATATTGATGATTGGATGAATGCAGAATTACCTGATAATGTTGACCAGAATAGTTTGAATTTCACTAGTTCTAATTTTACTATTGATTTTCAACTTGGCACCCATATTCGCGCAGTTAATGTTCTTTCAGCATCTCAAGTTAATTGGGCACCTGCTGGAATTGCAGTAGGTGTTGAGAATCAAAGTTTACCTGTTCTTAACAGAGTTCCAACTTCTGTCATAACTTCTTCTACTGCTAGTGCTCAATTAGAAGGAGTAACTGATGCACCTGCACAAGGAGCACCAGATAGTTATTCAACTATTATAGGTGCGGCTTCTGCATTAGTTTCACTACAGAATATTAATGCTGGCGGAACTGATGGTACATTAGGTTATAGATTAGCAGGTGGTGCGCCAGTTCTTGCTAGTATTAATCAATTGAATACTGAAGGTGGTAATATAGTAGGATATTTTCCATCTGGTGTAGTTCTTCCCGCTGAAATTGCACCATTTTCATTAGTTCATGTTAAATCTGCTGATGCAAACCTCGATACATCCATTTCAATGGGTGCAGTCGTTGAATATATTGGAGTGTTCGGTGTTGAAGATGACCCGACATGGACATTTCCTGATATTAGAATTAATTTTACTCATAATAATAGATTTGCTAATAGTCAATGGGGATATGTAGGTTCTCAACCTATTGCACCAGTATATGCAATTGGTGGAACTTATATAGGAAATGGAACATATCAGGAAATTACTATTCCCGCTCCTTTACATTTCTTACATATTAGACCTCTTACTGGTGTTCCATTAGGTGGACTTAAATGGACTGCTGGTATGTTAAACGCGAGGGTCGGAAATGGTGTAGTTATACCAAATTTCCGAACTTGGTTTGATTCTACATCAGGATTATTTAAGTTTTCAGTAACTGGAACTAGCGTTGACTTTAATGCTAATGGAGTAACTTTTCAATATATTGCATTCTGTGACCCCGGAATGCGTTATAATCTTTGTGGAGCTTATAGTCATTTTACTACTGGTGTAAATACTAGACCTAATAATCTTGTTGTAGCTAATTTTCTAACTGATTTAGGAATATTTGCACCTGATAGTGTAGATGGTTCAGGTTCATCAGGTCTTTTTTATAAAGGACCAGGATTTACTGGTAATACTGGAGAGGACCTTTCTGGAAATACTAATGCTAATATAGGCAATTTTGCAGTTGGAATTTTTAATTCTGGAACTACTATAAATTCTCCTGGTGGTGCAATGAATAATTCATATTCTCTTTGGAGAATGTTGGATTCAGGCGCGGGGGGATGTGTTAATAATGTAATGATTCAAGCTCTTCAATATACTGGAAATGGTGCAGGTGGTAATAGAGTTATTTCTCTTACTCCTGTATCTGGACGTTTTCCATTATTTGTATTAGTTATTCCTAATGCGGCTGCTGCTTCATTTTTCCGTGACCCCTCGCATACTGCTAATAATAGTGCATCTTTTATAGCCCTAGCTAATTCAACTACTGCTATCACCGCGACAGGTATTGATACAATTTCAGTTGGTGTTACACTTAATGCTAATGGAGTTGTTTATTCAGTATTTATCATTTGTGGTGATACTGCGGGAATGAATAATGGAACTTACTTTCCATCTTATTGTCAGGGTAGTGGTCCTTATATACCTCCTCAATTATTCAATGGTGTTACAGTTCTTGGAAATGGTGGACTTTCATTAGATGGAAGCACTCCACTAGGAATGCTTAGAGATATTTCTGGAATATATACATTAATTCCAGGTAAACGTAATGATACCTTAATGGATAGACAAACGGGACAAACAAGTGTAGATGTTGAAATTCCTGACCCCACATTTAAAACAGGATATGTAGGTGGCTAAATCTGGCGGTGAAGAATCTGAACATCATATAGTCGGAGTCAGAACTAGAATTCTTGGCTCCGGTTTAATGCGATATACACTTGAGGATTATTCTGCTATTCAAACTGTAGCTCTAACTCCATTAACTATGTCATCTGCAACACGAATTGAACCTACTACTTTAAGTAATTATCAATCTCAAAGAACTAGATTAATTGGTAAAGTGACAGATGTAAATGAATGGTTTGAAATTAGTCGAATCATTATCTTTGCGAAACCTGTTGCTTCTGAATATCCTCAATGAGTATTACTCCTGCTGCTATCAGTAGGTTAAAGTCTCAGTTACTTAATTCTGGATTACAGAGTAAAAATCAAGCTCTGTATCAAGTAATTAATCAGTTAATTGATGCTGTAGCCGATAATGCAACTACTACTCAATCCATTACTGGTGGTAGTGGGGGCGGTGGAGGCAGTGGGATATCTGGTGCAACTGTTATAACTGAAGATAATGAAACTGCTACATTTCCTAATTCCCGCGAACTTCGCGCAGGAGCAGGAATTAATATTCAATATACTCCTAATAATGTAGTAGTTATTCATACAGCACTACCTTTTAATATGGGTGGTGATGAGGGAGAAGGTGTTGATGGTCCTCCTGGTCCACAAGGTCCTCCCGGAAGTATTGGACCTGTAGGACCTACTGGTGCATCAGCATTAGCATTTTTCTACGGTTATGATGGTGAAGATGGAGTTGATGGATTACCAGGAATCACAGGTCCCGCTGGAAGTATTGGACAACAAGGTGGAGTAGGACCACCAGGATTACCAGGTATAGATGGTATTGACGGTGAAGATGGAGATACAACTTTTGTGCAAAACTCATATCTATACCCACCGTTACTAGTAGGAGTAATTTCTGGCATTGTTCAAGAAACAATACAAGATGCTCCAGTTGATGGGCAATCTGTAGCATTAAGTCTTACTAAAGGATTAGAACTTCGCGTTCAGACTGACCTTGAATTACGGGGTGCTATAATCATGTTAATAGAACAAATTAAAGACCTTAGAATTTTTCTTGAGTTGATACAAGGAGTTAAGTGATGGATATAACGATTGTTGCTAGAATCAGGAAACTTCTTGAAGCTATAGATGCAGAAGTTCCTGGTGGAGATCCTCGCGAAGTAACTTTAAATCAAAGTCTAGAATTACTAGTCGCGCAAGGTTCTGCTGAATATGAAGAACTTACTAGACCCGGACGCGCATTTTGGACTGGCACAACTGCTGCTGTTGCAGCTGTAGTTGCTATTCCCACTACTGGAACTTTGCTTGCACTATATAATGCTGCTCCTGATAATGGTAAATCACTAATCATTGATTGGATTGGTGCATCAGGTGTTGCTAAAACAGCAGCCGCAGGTCAGCAACAAATGATTGGTCTTATTGGGCAGCTTAGAGAAGCTTTACCTACTGCAGCTGCACTTACTTTTAAGAAGATGAATGGAATGGGAACTACTTCTGGTGCAGTAGATACTATAGCACTTCCAGTTACTGCTGCACTTCCAGCAGGAACAGGTATTGTTGCTAACTGGTTTCCAATTGGACCATCTTTTGGAAGTCCTGGCGCGGCTGCTACTCCCGGTGATGGTGCATGGCAGGAACTTAAAGGTAGAATTATTGTTCCTCCCGGTAGATATTTTGCAATACATGTAATCGCTGATGTGGTTGGTTCTACATATCAGGGATTTATTGGTTGGCATGAGAAACAGATTGTTCTCGGATAATTATAGGAGAAGTGAATGCCTCGCATTGCAACTAGACTTGCTGGACCTGCTCAAGTTAGTAATGCTGCCGCTACTAAATTTACAGTTGCAGCAAGTGAATTGAATATTGTTCGTCATATTCATATTGAAAATCCATCAGGCGCGCCGGTAACATTCACTGCATCTATTGGTGCTGATGCTGCTGGAACACGTATCTTTGATGCATTTTCAATAGCAGCAGGGAGTGTATTTGACCACTTCTGTTATTATGTTTTGAGTGCTGGTGAAATTTTTCAAGCATTCGCGGGAACTAATCTTGTTCTAACCCTTACTATTGATGGCGATAGATCTGTCCTTGGATAATTATGGATAGAAGTCTAGCAAGTTTAGATGGAAGATTTCAACCATTAGTGTATGAACTATTGGCTAAAATTACTGAAGCTGAAATTCCTGTAATGATTATCAATACACTTAGAACTACTCAAGAACAATCAGATGCTTTAACATCTGGACATTCTTGGGTTCTACATAGTAAACATCAAGATGGACTCGCGATTGATATCTGTCCATTTGATACTTATATGTTACATGGACCTGATAAACTTAAATGGGATACTAATGACCCAGTATGGGAAATTTTAGGTAAAATTGGTGAATCACTGGGTTTACGTTGGGGTGGAAGATTCGCCCAAAAAGATATGGGGCACTTCGAATATGTCAAACCAAGTGATACGAGCATTCACGCCTGAGGATTTACCAGCAATAAAGGAATTACATTGTCGTTACTATTCTCACTTAGGATTTCCTGATTTTTTAAAACTAATTGTCGGTTTTATTATTGAGGATGAACAAGGAATTATAATGGCAGGTGGATTAGAATTAGTAGCTGAATCGATTTTAGTTACTAATAAATCGCGAAATAATATTTCTATTGGTAAAGCACTTGTAGAAGCTCAAAAGTGTATGTTATATACTGCGAAAGAATTCAATATCAAAGAATTATATGCCTTTGTAAAAGATGAACATGATTACGTGAATCATCTTAAGCAACATGGATTTACAGATTGTTTCCACGCATTAAGTATGAGAGTGCCTAATGGGAAAAAAGAGTAATCCCGCACAAGATGTAGTTCAGCAGGCTAAGGAACAAATTCCTGCTACTACAACTCCGTCTGCCAATGAAAATACAATGGGTGGATTGGCTGGAGATGTAGGTGGAGTTTATAGAAATGCTGTCGCCGGGGACCAGAAGAACTATGGCGATATCATGGGTGGATATAATACCTTTAAAAATAATATAACTGGAAGTCCATTAGGACAAGCTAATCAAGCATTTGGAGAATTTGCTAAAACTGGTGGATTTAGTCCACAAGATATTCAAGATATGCGAGCGCGAGGTGTTAGTCCTATTAGGGCTGCATATGGTAATACTATGCAGAATCTCGATAGAGCACGCGCGCTTGGTGGTGGAGGCGCTAATGCTCCTAATTATATTGCAGCAGTTAGTAGAGCACAACGTGAACTTCCACAACAACTATCGGATGCTACTCAAGGTGTAAATGCTAATCTCGCACAACAGATTCAGCAGGGTAAACTTGCTGGAATGGGAGGTATGGCATCTACCGGACAAGCTATGGGTGCTGAAGAATTGGGTGCTCTTAGTGGTCAAAATAGTCTATATGGAACTACTCCTGGTCAAAGTAATGCATTTGCTAATCAGATGCTTGGATTTAATCAGGCAAGACTTGGTGAACAGGGTCAACGTCAAGGTTATGGCCTTGGATTAATGGATACACGACTTCGTGGTTATGGTGCTAATCAAGACGCGCAAGGTTCACCGTGGTGGCAAACTGCACTAGGTGTAGCCGGAACAGTTGCACCATTCTTTAGTGATAGAACTATGAAGAAGGATATTAAACGAATTCCTGATGGTTCAATGCGCGATAAATTAATTAAACTACCTCTATATACTTGGAAATATAAGGGTGAAAAAACTCAACATATTGGACCAATGGCACAAGCATTTAAGAAGACTTTTAATGTTGGTGACGGTAAAACAATACATCCTGCTGACGTAATGGGTGTAATACTCGCGTCTGCTAAGGAGGCCGTCAATGCCTGATTTAATGCAATATCTTAGAATGCAAAATCTATTTCCTACTCCTCAAATGGGTAATGATATGCCTACTCAAGGTGGATTCACTGGTGGTATGCAACCATCTTTAATTGATAGACCAGCTAATAATCCTTGGAATAATGTTTCACTAGCTCCACAACAATCTGTATCATTTCCTACTCCTAATACTGCTCCACCTGCTCCTGCTCAACCGGCAGCATCAGATAATATGATTAGTAGAATGCAGCAAATGTATCATCCTGAAACTGCTGCAACTGATAGATTTAGTAAAATGTTAGATACATATCCTAAGCGTTCAGAAAATGAACCATCTGTGTTACGCAGGATAGGTGGAGCATTAATGGCGGTTAGTGGAGGTCTACCTGCTGGTAGAGGAATGAATTTCTATAAAGCTAATCCCCAAGCAATCGGGCAGGGTGTAGGTTTTATGGATAAACCATTTGAAGATAAATTGACTGATTGGAAAAATCAGATTAGTCCTATTGAACAAGGTGCTAACCTTGAAAGATATCATAATGTTAATGAACGGACTATGGCATATCAAGCTGTATCCAATCAATTAAAAGATGAAGCTCAGAAACATAAAGAAGCTAACGATGCTGTAAATGCTCAGATTAAACAGCACCGTGCTGATATTTATGAATTTAAGGCTATGCATCCAGGTCTTAAATTTGATTTCCATGGACCAACAGTTATGGCTGCTGATCCTATTAGTGGTAAAGTAAATGATACTGGTATTCCAACTGGTTCTATGTCAGAATTAGATAAAATGAATCTATCTCAAGATTTTTCAATGCAACGTATTGGTGCTACTGGAGAGGAAGCTAGAAAGACTGAGACAGTTAGACAGACTGGTAGAGAAAATCTTGAAGATATTAAACAGACTGGTAGAACTGACATTCAAAATACAAAATTAAATTTTAAAACTGGTGCGGGTGGTAAACCTGAAACTCCTACTCAAACACGCGTTCGACAATTCAATACTGCGAGGGAACTATATAATACTCGCCCTGACCTTAGACCATTTATTAAACTAGGTAATCCAGGTGCGAATGATTTTACTGTAATTCCTCCTACTGAAGGATTTTTTGGACATCGTGGTCCATCTGCTGATTTATATAATGAGGCTAAAAATAAGATTTATGGTGATACTGCTATTGCTCCTGTTAGTGCTCATTCACCTAATGGACCTGCTGTGCAAACTGGTGGAAATGGAACTTCACAAAATGGTCCTGATTTAGGTAAACAACCTCCACAACGTGGTAATAGTAATGAAAGTTCTAATAAACGAGACTATTCTAAAGAGAAAACTAAAGTTCCTAGAGGTAGAGTTCTTGTAGTAGATAAAGTTACCGGTGAACCTATTGGAAATATTCCAGATACACCTGAACAACGGCAATTGGCTGCAAAGAAATATCAGGTAGTTGACTAATGGCAGAAGATCCTGATATTCCTGGACTTGATATTCAACCTTTAGAAGGATTGGATATTAAACCTTTAGAGAATGAATCTTTATTAAAAAGAGGATGGAATGCTATCAGTGAACCTCTAACTGATGCACCTTCTCGATTCGCGAAGTCAGTATCAGATTATATTACTGACCCCAATCAAACTATTGGTCATATGCTTCCAACTGGTCAAGGTGGAATGCATGATTATCTCGCGGAACGTGCCGCAATGACGCGAGGATTCATCAGTGGTGCTACAGAAGGTGTAGGTAATTTAGTAAGCAGTTTAACTAGTCCAACTAGTATCGCAACTACATTAGCTACAGGTGGTGAATACGGTGCAGCGAAAGCGGGATTACCGGAAATCGCTAATCTTATGCGTATTGGTGGTGGGGTTGCGGCTGCGCCTGTTATTGCACATGGTGCTTACTCGACTTTCGCTCCTGATTCTTCACTTACGGAAAGGGCACAAGGATTAACAGAAATGGCTGGTGGTGGAGCAGCTATGTTTCATGAGCCACCTACTGTTAAAATTAATGAAATTCCTACTACTAAAAATCCTGAAGTTACTAAAAAGGTATCTGAATATGCAAGTGTTCCTGAAGGAACTGTTCCACCTGAATTACAAGGATTAGACCTACGTCCATTAGAAACTACACCTATTGATAAATTTGCTAAGTTACGCGAGGTTCCAGTTGGAACTAGATATAGGATAAATCCATCAGAAAAACTTCCCACGACTATTGCTGAGGCAAAAGCATTAGGATTTGAATATCAGGGATTAGATGATAATGGAAAGATGCTAATTCAAAAGGTTAAGGAATCTCCCGTAATGAAAACTCCTGACCCTGAAGAAGCCAGAAGTATTGCATCTGATGTAATTAATCTTCCCCGCACTCTTATGGCAACTATGGACGTATCTGCTCCACTAAGACAGGGACTAGGACTTATTGGTAAGAAACAATTCTGGACTGCATTACCAGATATGTTTAAGGCATTTGGTAATGAAGAATTTTATAATAAATCTATGGACTCTATTGCTGCTAAACCACTATTTAGAAGGACTGTAGGTGCTGACGGTGAAATCATTCCTTCATTCGCTGAAAAGTCAGGACTTAAATTAACTAATATGCTTAATAATCGTGAAGAAAGTATTATGTCTGGAGTTCTAGATAAAGTTCCAGGTATTGGTGGTTCTGAACGTGCATATACACTATTCTTGAATAAATTGAGGGCTGATACATTTGAACAAATGGTTAAAGATTTCGGTGTATTCAGTGGACAAAAATCTAATCTTCCCGTCGCGTCTCAAATCGCTGAATTCATTAATAATGCTTCAGGACGAGGTAGTCTGAGTGCAAAGATTCCATTCTCAGGTGGTAAACAAGTATCGCTTGAAAAAAGTGCTAATGCACTAGCCTCTGTATTATTTTCTCCTAGACTTATTGCTAGTAGATTACAAATGATGGGTCGAGGCGCGAGGGCAGTATTTGACCCTCAAGTTTATTTGTCATCATCCCCCAATATTCGACGTGAATATCTTAAATCATTATTTTCTATTGCTGCCACGGCTGGAGCATTTTCACAACTTGCGCGTTTAGGTGGCGCTACTGTAGAAAGTGACCCCGCTAGTGCTGATTTTGGTAAAGTAAAATTTGGTAATACACGAATTGACCCTTATGGTGGTTTTCAACAGTATATTGTTCTAGCTCAGAGACTACTTCCACAAATAGATCTATCTGCTATGGGACTAGATGAAATAGGTGGTAAAATGAAATCTACCATGTCAGGTAGAGAATATAATCTAGGAGACCCTGGATTTGGTAGGTCTACACGTGCGGATGTATTATCTAAATTTGTCAGGTCTAAAACTAATCCATTGATTAATTTCGCGTGGGGAATGATGGCAGGACAGAAAGAAGCTGGAGGAAAGAGTATGGATTTAACCACTATGAATCCATACGAAAATGCTATAGCTCAACGATTTATTCCTATGTTTACTCAAGATATTTATGACCTTATTAATGACCAAACTACTGGACCTACTGAAAAGGGATTAGCAACATTCATGGCTTCATTGGGTGCTGGTGTTCAAACCTATGGTGATGAAAGGCAACGAATATGGGATTGATTGAATTTCTCATTCTAGTATTGATTGTGGTAACTCTCTGTTACTTTGCTACTATCATTGCAGCTAAATTAGCTCCTAATCATCCTGCAATAGTAGACTATATTATTTGGTTTGTTTGTATTCTGATTATCTTGGTTGCCCTCGCGAATGCTATGGGATTCGCTGGATATGACCCAAGGATTCCTAGAATACATTAATTAATTTTGTGTTTAATTTTTATGGAAAGGAACTAAATCATTAGCGTGTTGATATTCCATTGCCATAGCTACATTTACAGCTATGGCACCTAAATCATCATCAGTATAAATTTCACCACGTTCAATTTGGTCCATTGCATTCTTCAAATGGACAAATGCATGATTCAGTCTATCTTGGATAAATTCTTTATCCTGTAATCCTTTTACATAATTGAATCTTCCATGTTTAACAGCACCTAATCCAAATCTTACTGCTGTTCTACGTAAAAAATTCATTGGAATAAGATCATAAGGTGGATGCTGTTCTGAACTAGTAGCACCTGATTTAAACTTCATCTTATTATTGGACATTTTTCCTTCTTTCTCTCATTTTCTGAGCATTCCTTATTTTCATCCATCTATTTGATCACTATTTAAATCTTGTCTAACAATACTTAACTCTGATTTGATTAACAAATATTTATGACTAATTCCAATTACTTCTAATTGAATATTATTATATTTAATTTCAATATTACCATGTTTATTTCTAAGTTTAATTAATTCATATATAAGTTCATTAATTGAATTCATATTACCTCAAAAGGGAATTATATTTTCGCGTTTCATGTGTAAGCCACATTCCATACAACAATAATGTGTATAGTTATCTTCATATTTGGGTTCTATTATTTCATCTTCTTCCCAAATAGATTTACCACATTCAGGACAACTACCTAATCGTGCATTAATTTGTTCTAATCTAATAATTTCATTCATTTAAGCACCATTCTCCTTAGTATAATGAGTAGGTCTTGGCACATGCTTACGGTATCTAACTTTACAATAAACACATGCCAATACCCGACCAAACATTGTAGTTCCACATTCAGAACATTTCCAAGATTTTACATTTAAAAATAATTCAATACGTCTATTTTCCTCCCAATTGCGAGGAATTACTTCCTTAACTATAGGAAGTTCATATTCGCTAGAGGGAGGTTTTATTATCACTTATTTATTTACTAATATCTGTTACTGATTCAGGATCGTTAAATACTACTGCCTTAATTGCCCACATCGCAGATGTTTCCAATTCAGTAATAGCTACTGAACGATGTCGTGATTCAGGACAATTTTCTTCGATTGCTTTCTTCACTTCACTAAATACTTCGCGAAGTGCATTAATTCTAAGATGTCCACCAGGGCTTGGTTGATGGTATGCAAACGGTTTATCAATCGGCATTATCTTTATCCTTTCGATGAGTAGCTTGTCCACCCTTTTTACCCGCTATACTAGCTGATACTTTATCCCACTCATGCGTGGTTCCTTTTTTGTGTGCTGCTTTACCTCCTTTTGATGCTATTGCACGTTGTTTATCCTTATCCATTAAGGCGAATCCTCTTTTTTGTTTACTCATTTTGTTTAGCCTTTCCAGCCATAAAGACTTTAAGTTCATTAACTTGAGTCTCAGGCATTGTGTAAAGAATGGAATTACCTACTGAAGATGTGATAATCAGACCTGCTGCATCGAAGCCCATCATCATGTTATCAAACTCCTCGGGTGCGGCATAATGTTGCCACATCTTTTTCATGAGGACTTGTCGGCTAACTTGATGATTGTCCCGATTTAATAGTTCCATGATTATCATAGTTTTAAGTAATGCTGATTGACTAATACCTTGCTTACCTAGTGTTGTTCTGCGAACATTGCCAAGTAGTTTCTCACATTCAAGTATTGCATCATTCATTGCTTCAATATTTATTTCTAATTTAGGTTCAATCGCGAGGGACAATAACATCGCTACTTTAAGAACTGATGCATCGAACCTATTCATTGTTCCAGTGTCATCTCTATTCTCATGAATTAATTTCATCTCTGAGAACTTTTCATACCAATTGTCGAATGTTACTCCGACTTCATTAAACCATATTTCTCTTACTCCTCGCTTTCCAACTTTGATTTTACGATATCGATATTCACCATCCTTATCATTAGACGCGAGGGGTTTAAATGGTCCTACTAATTTAGCTACTTCCTTAAGATAATCAGCCGCAGATGTATAGTTAATCTCATCCTCCAAGGGATATACAAGCGAATTGACTTTGCCACCTTGTTTCTCATAAATGACAAAAGTCCTGGCGAAATATCCACCTTGTATAGCACTTCGTGTAAAGAAATCATCTGACATAGCCTCATTAGTTGCAGTCAACATTGTGATGGTAGGGTCTTTTAAAGTGAAAGTTTCCATTTTTAATAGTGAACGCCATTCTCCATCATTGTAAATACGGTCATATAAGTCAGTAAGAATTTTAGTGGCTACTTTATCTTCTACTATAGAAGATGATAATTCTGAACTGCATATAAATGCTACACTTTTTGATTGTATCTTACCACCTGGTTGAGTATATGCAGTTCCCAATTCTTTGAGAATACCTTGTATAGATGCTCGTCCAGTTATGATACGTGTATTGTTTACTAACTTAACTATTTTCTTCGCCATATTCACGGGTGGACCTTTCTTTAGTCCGCTATCCGCGTGGAACATGGTATAGATGTTAGGATACAAGTTAAAAATCTGTTGGTTCAGCCAAACATTGTCCTTGACTACGGCTGATATTGCTGTTATTGCCGACCACCGCCAAAATGAAGGAGGTGATTCAAGTTCACTATGTAAGTCAACTATTTGTTGAACCCAATTCATCGTTTCCTGTTATTCGTTTTCCATTGATAAGTGAGTAAACTACTGTAATTAATTTCGTTCCATAACACTCTTCACATATGGGTGATATTTCATTACTCATTGAATATTTCTTACACTTAGGACAGTAAACTTCGCGTTTCAATTTGTCAATATTATAGTTCATTACTTCGTGCCATGAATTGTTCAGTGATGGATTTGGGAATTTGTGAAATTACTATTTGTGGTTCATCAAGAATCATATCCTTGAATTTCGATAAGTCACGATAGTTCTTACCAATTTCTAATTCACATGGAATCTTTAGGCTTCGCCTTTTTAGACTACACATAGAGAAGTTAATTGGTCGTTCCATCTCCTTTTTAATTATAGGTGCCCACAATAATACTTTAGAAATTGGTATAGAGAATAGGAGAGCATCATGTGATTCCATGACAATTTTAATCGTTGGAATTTGCCTTCTAATACGAATAGCCGCTGCTTTGGTATTGTCAGAAACAGTTCGTTGTGGGATGTAAGAAAATGCCTGTCTGAACAGTTCTTCTCCCCATCGCTCAAAGAATGTTCGTTTACCACCTGTAGGTGAATCAATACCATATGGTAATGCGGCGATTAATTGCCGGTCCTTCTTAAGAGATTCAACAATACCGTGTTGGAATATACCACGAATGCGAGGTTGTTTACTGTGAAATATATTTAATGCTTGTTCAGCAATTGACTCAGTTATTTGAATTGGAATTTTATACTTGCGCGCTTGTGTATTAACTTCAATTGAGGCTCGCCTTTTAGCTGCACCCAAATGTCCTGCATGGCGTAATGTTTTACCACAGAATCGAATTGGATGTTCATATCCCAATTTCTTTTTATCGTAATTGAATAATTCTTCATTTGGTCCAAAGAACCATATTGCCGTGTGTGCATGATAATCAATAGTATCGACTAACTCTAAAGCTTCTTCATCGTCCG